TCGCTGTCGATGGACGAGGTGTAGCTATAGCCCTGGGCGGTGTCCTCGTCGATGTAGAGCGGCAGGAGCAGGCTCTCGTAGGGTTTGAGGCACAACTTGCCGAAATCGTCGTAGAGCACATACACCTTGCCGGTATTGATGATTGTAAGGTCGGACGCGTTGCCGAGCATATCGAAAAGCGTTCCCTCCTCAATGCGCTGCGGGATTTTGTACTTGGTGTCCGCGATTTCTCCGGTTTTCAGACCGTAGTCCGCCGCAAGCATTTTCAGCACCTCGGCGTAGGTCTTGTTGGTGTAGCTGATGGTGTCTTTGTTCTTGAAATAGCGCAGCTGGTCATAGGCTGTAACCTTAATCAGCCGATTGTCTGAGCGCGACTTCTTGAACACATAGCCATAAAAGACATTGGAACCGTTGAACCGAAAGCTGACAGGATTGCCCTCATGGAAGTTGAGTGTATCGTCCTTGACGGCGGTGAACGTCAGCGAGGACGCCGCGCCGCTGCGGGTGGTTTCCCACACGATGTCGCCCTCGATCATCGGCTGCTGAAGCTGACCGTTTTTGTTCTGGATGATCAGCTCCGCACCCGGCATCTGGCAGGACGGTACATCACGCAGGATTTCCTTGCGTGTGCCCGCTGCGCCGGTGACGGACTTAACAACAACGGTCGTGATGTCCTTCTTCTTCTCTTTCTCGGTGCTCGTGCCCGAAGACGTCGAGCCGGACGAGGCGCCCGAGCCACCGATGACGGCTTTGCCGTACTTCTTGCCCCAGCGGTTGCATTCAGCGTTCGAGGACATCAAGAGGTCGAAGTGGTACACGCCGTTTGCAATCTGAATCATGCCGCCGCGGTCATTGACGGTATAGGTCACGCCGTCAAGCGCTGTACCTGTACCCTGCACGGTGATTTTCGTCCCAAAAGGTACGCTTGGCGGTGCAGCACAGGTGTGCTTGCTTGGGTCTAACCTGTTGCCGAGTGCATCAAGAAAACCGCCCTCCATGGCATTATTCGCCGGATAGTATGCCGTGAACAACGCCTTTACAGTGTTGGTTGCCGTGCCGCCCGACTTCGCGCCGGAATAGTTAGATACTGTGTCCTTCGATGATACATAGTTCAGCGGATTGACCGACGAACCGTTTAAGTGCATACCGAAATGCAGGTGGCAGCCGGTCGAACTGCCGGTCGTGCCGACAGCGGCAATCTTCTGACCTGC